CCGCCACCGCCCATACCCGGGTTATCGCAACCCACGCAACGACTACCGAAACCACCCCGGCCGCCCCGGCCCTTCATGGGGCGACGGACACGGCGACGGCCGAGGCCACGGTCCAGGTCGAGGCGGAAGAGGTGATGGTCGTGGCGATGGAAGAGGTGGTCGCGGCGGTGATGGCAGAGGCGGGCATAGGTAGGTAGATGATGGATCTAGAACGGCGCTGATTAAGGCGCCGTTTTTTGTGGTCGGAGGTTTTCTCGGATATATCTGATAAGTGTGTGGGAACATTCCTCAAGTGCAGAGTTGGCCTCAAAAGCGGGTTCGATATTGATAGGGTTCAATCTTCTGGAAATGGAGATTACCCATGCGTTTACCTTTGTTAGCTGCTGTTGTGTTGAGTGTTTCTGGCTGTTCCTCGATGATCACTGATATGCAGAACAATAACTTCCCGGCCGTGGTGGCCGTCCCGGTTCCGCAGAAGCTGGTAGGTATATGGACGGGCAGTATCGGCCCCTATCTGACCACCACGAAATTTGAAAAGGACGGCACGGGTGTGATGTGTGCTTCCTGGAACGGGCGCGATTCACTGAACCGTATCAAGTACGACGGCAAAGAGCTCAGGTATGCAGACAGTTCTCGTACCACGATCAAGAGCTTGGGTGGTCAGGTATTGGTACTAAGAGCCAACTATTACTTTGGCGCCGACTACACCCTGCATCGCGATGATGAGATGAAACAGGCGGCGCCTTATTGTGTGGAGAAGCTAAAGTCGCTAGATAAAAACCAGGGGTAAGAGGTTTTTCCTCTTGGTGGCGCTCATCAGAGCGCCAATTCAGAGTGTTAATCGATCGGGGAAGCATGGCTGGAAGATTTATCTGCGGCTTTGTCTGCACGTGTTTCAATGAGTAGCGCGATATGGCGAATGTGTATGTATTTAATTGCTTTGCGGCTTGTGTCCAGAGTGGTGATTGGCAGGCGGATTCGGCCGCTGGTGATTTCCGCCAGAAACGTTTGCTCATTCAGATTTCGGAAATAATGAGCTCTAACCTTGTCCAGTGGGACCAGCACCTCGCCGAACATGCGGTAAAGCATTTCAGTGGTGTCTGATTCGCGCGTTACCAAGGTGGTAACGCCAGAGTCTTTAGCGTTCATGTTTGCGCTCGTTGGCAGTCATTGGGCGTGAGGTGTTGGTTGTCAACGATGATCTAATTCAAAAGCGTGAGGTGGTAAATATTTACTGTTTTACCCTTTGTGATTTGTGTTGGGGAGCCGGGCGGTTTGTATCTGCATGTTTGTTTTTTCATTGAACTCTGCGTTTGCTTTGTGTTGACCTTGGGTTCGCTAGATATTCACCACAGATTCCTCAATTGAGGTTGTGCGGGCCTGAGGCGACCAGTAAAAGATTTTCCTGACTTGAAATTCAGTAACCGTGTAAGGACAACTTCAAATGGCTGGACAAGAAGCTACAAAGGCTAAGTTTGTTAAAACCCAAGGCACTCGGCTTGCAGTCTCCAAAATGACCACGCTTGACCCGACTGATTCAAAGCTGGTTTGGGCAGACCTGTCGGTGACCATCAAACAGCCGCAATTCCAGGGCGGGCAGTCGGATGAGATCGAAGTGACGACACTGGCCAGTGAGGCTAAGGAATTTACTGTCGGCCTCGCTGACAACGGCACCTTCAGCATGAGTGGCAACTGGAAGGCCGATGATGAGGCGCAGATGGTCCTGCGTGCTGCTCGCGATGATGGCAATCCGCGCGCATTCAAGGCCGAATTCATCGATGGAAGCAAATCGAGTTTCTTGGGGTTGGTCACTCAATTCACTTGGGACGCCGCACCGAATGGTACCGTGAACGGTACATTCAACGTTCGAATCACCGGTTCTGTTTCGTTTGATATCGCCGCTGTGGCGCCATTACCAACGCCGTCTGCGGGTGGCGACGATGGCCAAAAGTAATAGCTCCAGCATCCGAACGCTTGCGCTTGATCCGCTGCTTAATTTCAAGCACGAACTTGTCTCGGTTGCCGAGTGGTCCGACGCAAAAGTCATCGTGCGGGCTTTGAGTGCCGGTGACTGGGTCGAGTATCGGCGGCGTGCTTTGGAGTTGGTGCAAGAGGGTCGCTCGAATGTCAGCGCGGCCGGCGCCGAGGTGGAACCTGAAGGGCTGAATGGCGATATTTCTTCCGCCTCCCTTTATGCGTTCGTGATGGGGCGGACTTTATTCGATCCCATCGGCCAGCGAGTCTTTAGTGACGATGACATCGAAGAAATCAGCAAGGCTTTCAGCCCGGTACACGATCGACTGGTCTGCAAGGCATTTGAGCTCAGTGGCGTTGAGGTAGGCGCTGATTCGCCTGACCCGGTAACAGCAGCGGGAAACGCCTGACGGAGGAGCCAGAGTTAGCATTCCTGCTAACTCTGGCCCTCCGGCTCGGGATGACAGTGCAGCAGTTGCGCGAGTGTATGAGCGCAGAAGAGTTATTACTGTGGATGGCCTATGACCGCGAATCCCCACTGGGCGACGTTCGTGGTGATATCCAGGCTTCTATTGTCGCTGCGTCAGCGTTTCAAGCGCAGGGTGCAAAAGTGACTGCGCTGGATTTGATGCCTAAATGGCGAGGTCAGCAAGAGTTGGAGAGCTTTGATGAGTTGGAGATTGATCAAGGTGAAGAGATGTTTAAGAGGTATTTGATGGGTAGGGTTGCTTGAAAATGTTTGATTTTGTTTAGCTAGGGAATGGGAAGCGTTGTAGTGGTGATGTCTGGGGTTCTCTGCAGTTAATAACTTAAGGGTGGCGTTGTGTGTGCTTTAAATAGGTATATTTTATCGCTAATTTGTTCTGTCTTCATGCCGTTGCTTTTGGTGGGGCATGTGAGCGCAGAGCCTAAGCCCCGTGAGTTTTGCGAAATTCATTCCAGTATTGCAAAGTCGGCTATGAGAGCAAGGCAGTCAGGGGCTGAGATGTCCGCGCTTATTAAGAAAATTGATACGGTAGTTGACGAAAATCCTGAAAGTAAAAACATGAAAGGCTGGAGTAAGTCGACCAAGGATTATATAGAGATGACCTATGGTTATCCTCTAGTTCACTATGAAGATATGAGGCAAGAGGCGGTGCTTCGGTTCGAGGATATAATCTACCGAGCATGTTATAGGGTGCTGCGTGAAGCTCGGGGTGAGTTTTTAAGTCGGCGGAGCTTTCATGAGTTGTAGGGTTTTAGTAGAAGGTGGCGTCACTGATATTAACAGGTGTGTTCGTTTTTTTGCTATGTTCACGTTGGTATTCTTGGTGGGGACGGTGCACGCAGACAATGGTATTCAAGAAATGTGCGAGGCATCTTCAAGATTGGCAAAGGACACGATGAGAGCACGTCAGGCTGGAGTTGAGATGTCTCATCTGATGCGGGCTTTCGGCGAAGGCGAAAATAGTAATATGAATAAACTCGCTCAGTCATATGTTGTGCGAGCTTATGCGTATCAACGGGTGTATGACGAAATACAGAAAAGAGATCTCGTGAACGAATTTGGAAGTGCCGCTTTTTCTGAGTGCTTTCAAGTGCTTCATAACTAAAGGTTCAATGGTTTGAGATTCGATCTCATTCGTTTTAGTCGAAACACAGCCCGATGGGCCGGAGCAACACTATGGAAGGAAACAAACTCCGTTCGTTGGCCCTCAATGCCACCGCGGAAACACGTGCCTATCAACGGGAAGTAGAGCGGGCAACCACTGCTGCGCAGCGTTATCTGCGTGTGATCAGCGACGGTAACTTACAGGCGATAGCCAGTTGGCGTTCTCAGCAGGCGGCTATTAGTGCGCAAACTAACGCGTTGGATGCATTGGCGCGTAGCTCTGGTCGGTACGCACAGGCAATGGCAAGTACTTTGAAGGTGTCGGAGCTGCTTAAGCAAGCCGACGCCTGGATTCAAATCAATGCACGCCTCAAGCAGGCATCTGTCAGCGGCAGCGATTTAGCAGCTACGCAAAAGACACTTTTTGATATCAGCCAGAAAACCGGCTCAGTGTTTAGTGAAAACGCCAACGTGTTCAGTCAGGCGGCGGGGTCCATGCGGGACTACGGCTTCGCGACCGGCGATATCCTCAAACTGACCGAGGCGCTGGTTATCGGCACTCAGTTGTCTGGGGCTGGTGCGACTGAAGCGTCTCTGGCCATGGGCCAATTTTCGCGGGCGTTGGCGCGTGGTGTTTTAAGTGGCGAAGATTTCAAAGCAATGGGCGCCGATGGCGCGCGAGTTTTATCTGCCCTGGCGGCGGGGTTAGGGATAACCAGCGGTGAACTCAAAACCCTTGCTGATGACGGTTTTCTCACCGTGGACAAGGTTTTGCCGGCGCTACTGAGCCAGCTCGGTGTATTGCAGCAAGAATTTGCTGCCATGCCCAATTCCATCAGCGGTTCCATGAACGGGTTGGCAAACGCTTTTCAAAAATGGGTCGGTGATGTTGACGGTGCGACGGGCACCACTCAGGTGTTATCTCGCGTCATTGGCTCGGCCGCCGATAACATGAACCTGCTCGCCAGCGCTGCGGCTGGATTAGGGATTGGTTACGCCACACTGAAGTCAGCCGAACTGGTCAAGACGCTCTATGTGCAAATCGCGACGGTGCGCGCGGCCCACGCTGCCGAAATAGCCCGCACGCGGGCACAGCTCGATGCGTCGACCATGGCTGCCCGGAACGCGGCTGCAGAATTGACCGCTGCCCAGGCACATGCTCAGGCGACACGTTCTACTGACCTGCACACCGCTGCTCTCAGCCGATTGCGCCTGGCACGGCTGGCCGATATTCAAGCCACTCGCGTCCATGCGGCGGCTCAAACCGCAAGTGCGGCCGCTGGTTCGCGTGCTGCACGCGCTGGTGCAGGGTTAATGGGAGTACTGGGCGGGCCTGTCGGCTTGGCTGTGACCTTGGGAACGATTGCCGCGGGCTATCTGTTGTTCAGTGACAACAGTGACAAGGCTCGCCAATCGCTGATCGATCTCAAGCGGCCGGTGAGTGAGTTGCGTGAAGAGTTTGCCAAGTTGAGCAAGGCTCAGGTGCGCTACATGCTTGACGGTGTTCTTGAACAAAAAGCTCAGGCGGAAGCAACAGCCCAACAGGCTTTACGAAGCATCCGCTCCATGGGTACGACAGGCGGTATGTTGGGAGACTTTGATTCTGGAATCCCGCAACAGCGTCAGCCTGCGATCATCAACTTCGACCGGCTTGTCGCAGAAGGCCATAGCATTGACGCCGCAAATCAGCAGCTCATTGCAGACGCAGACCTAAATGAAAAGCAAGCTCAAGCCATCAATAAAGATGGCGCAATTTATGAAGATGCAATAAAGGCTTCAGAGGCTCTAAGCCAAAAAGCTCAGATGCTTGATGGCCGATTGAATGAATCCGAAGCTCAGCCTACCCAACCCGCGCAGGGAGTAAGCAATAAATCAAACGCTGGTCCGCAAGCGACCCAAGAACATACGCGTCAAGTCGTTCAACTCAACAACGCCTACAGCCAAACCCTTTCCAGCCTCTCCCAGCAAATTGCTCTGCACGGCGAAACCACCGAACTGGGCAGGGTACGCCAGCAACTCAGTCACGGCGAACTTGCCGGGCTGTCCGAGCAGAACAAGGTCATCCTTGAACGCGCGGCCATCGAACTGGATGCGCTCAACGCGCGCAAGGCTTACGACGGATTGATGGTCAATATGCAGACTCAGGAGCAACGTCTGCTGGCGACAACCCGGGACCGACTCCAGGTGTTGGAAGCGGCCAATGACGCAGGCAAGTTAAGCGGTGACGAGTATCGAGCGGGGGCTGAGGCCATCTCCCTATCCACCGTGACTGAGCCACCTACATTCAGCGGGCCTGCATCTCAGGTCAGCGGACCGATGGGCGAGCTGATCAAATCCGTAGAAGCCGAGGCCGAACTCAAGGCCTGGCATGAGAAACAGTTGGCTATGCAGGCTGAGTTGTACGCCGAAAAACTCACTGGTGAGCAAGAGTATCTGGATCGGGTTTTTGAAATTAATAAAACCAATCAACAGCGGTTGAATGATATTCAAGGTGCTTACAAAGCCGCGATGCTCGGGACCTTCAGCGAACTATCCGGCAACGCAGCTGACATGGTTGGCAAGATGGCGGGTGAGCAGTCCGGCGCTTACAAAGTATTGTTCCTCGCGCAAAAGGCCTTTGCAGTCGCATCCATCATCATGAATACGCAGATCGCGGCGGCCAAAGCACCAGCAGAACTTATGTTTGTAGCTGGTATTCCGATGAGCGCCGCGATATTGGCCGCAGGGTATGCCAACGCCGGCATGGTTGCCGGAATGACCTTGGCCGGGATGGCCCACGACGGCATCGACAGCATTCCGCGAGAAGGCACCTGGCTGCTACAAAAAGGCGAGCGGGTGGTGGACGGTCGAACTAACCAGGACTTGAAACAGTTCCTCAGCAATACGCCGGACGCCGCTAATCAATCCCAATCCGCTCCGCAGATCAACATCACTATCAATGGCGATGGCTCTGGTGGAACGGTCGAGTCCGCTCAGGATTACGAGGCCATGGGTCAGGCCCTGCTGGCCACTGTGCGAGCCGAGATGCCAAAGGTTGCACGCGGGGTCATTATTAACGAAAAGGGTCAAAACGGATTGCTCGACCCTAATAACAGGAGGGCGGGCTAATGGCCGAAACCTTTACCTGGGTCGCCGCGTGTCAACTCCACCGGCGATACTCAAGCCAATATTCTTAGTTCGCAGTTCGGCAATGGTTATAGCCAGCGCATGTCCGTGGGCATCAATAACTTGGCGAGCAGTTGGTCAGTGTCATTTACCGGTACTGATGAATATCTGGACCCAATCCAGGAGTTTTTCATCCGCCACAAAAGTGCGGATCACTTTTTGTGGACGCCGCCACTGGCGAAGCAGGGCGCTTTCATCACCACTGGCGGCTGGCAGTTGCAACCACATGGAGGCAGGAAGTTCACCTTGACGACCACGTTCCAGCAGGTCTTCAGCCCGCAGGTTGAACCATGATTAGCGCCGATGACCAAAAGCTTGAGCCTGGTTCGCTGATCCAGTTGATCGAGTTGAATGGTGAATCAAGAGGCATGGGCACCTTGCGTTACCACGCCCACCAGCAGGCAGAGCCGATCTTTTGGAAAGGCGAGCGCTACGACCCTCGGCCTTTTGAAGTCGCTGGTTTCGGACGTGGCGTTGAGGGAAACACCTCAACGCCAATGCTCAAAATCAGCAATGTCGATGGCCTGATAACGGCGTTGTGCGTGCAATTCCAGCATCTGTGCGGAATTCGCCTCACCGTTCGCCAGACCTACGCCAAATATTTGGATGCCGCCAATTTTCCCGTAGGTAACCCGGACGCTTCGACGCAGGAAAGGGTGGACATCTCTTACGTCAATCAGCCCACCAGTATCAGCCGCGCTGAGGTGACTTTTGCTTTGGCTCCCCCTACTGCGGTGAAGGGTCAGAAGCTGCCTGCCGGGCAGATCATGAACCGTTGCGAATGGTGCCTTTGGGGCGAATACCGAGGACCGGACTGCAATTACACCGGCAACCTGATGTTCGATGCCGACGGCAATCCAGTAGAGAACCCGGCACTGGATCGCTGCGGAGGACGTGTCAGCGATTGCGAAAAACGCTTCGGCAAAGGCAACCCGCTTTCATTTGGCGGCGCTCCCGGCGCATCAATGGTTTGAGAAAAATATGAACGAGACTCTGTTGAAACACATCCGGCAACACGCCGCCGAGCAATACCCCAAAGAATGTTGTGGGGTGGTTATCCAAGTGGGGGAGCAGCAGCAATATGTCCCTTGCCGTAACGACGCCATAACGCCAAGTGAGCATTTCGTTATTAATCCGCATGACCAGGCGGCTGCCGAAGATAAGGGCGAGGTGCTGACCATCGTTCACAGCCACCCTGATGTACTGCCGAAACCGAGCATGGCTGATCGAGTCAGTTGTGAACTCCATGAACTGCCATGGTGCATCGTCAGTTGGCCTTCTGGCGAGCATGTGGAGTTTGCGCCAAGTGGTTATCAGGCACCGCTGATTGGGCGCGAGTTCGCCCATGGTGTGCTGGACTGCTATGCGCTGTGCCGTGACTTCTATTGGCGTGAATGGGGGCTGGAATTACCCAATTTCCCTCGTCGCGACGGTTGGTGGAAAACCGGTGAAAGCCTATACGAGCGCTATTACCAACAGGCCGGATTCTTTCCGGTCAGCGATCTGCGCCGAGGGGATATGTTGGTGATGCAGATAGACGCGTTCGCGCCAAATCATGGCGGGATTTATCTGGGCGACGGCCATCTCGACAGCGAGCCAGAGCACCATCCTGCTCCAGGCACTTTTCTGCATCATCGCTATAACAAGCGATCCAGTCGTGATGTGTACGGCGGCATGTGGGCTGACTGCACACATTTGATCCTGCGTCACTGCCAGGCTCCGGAGGCGCACGTATGACGACCGTGTTTAGCGACATGCCGCCCGTGCTCGAAGTCCGGCTTTATGGTGTGTTGGGTTCCCGTTTTGGGCGGGTTCATCAGCTCGCCGTTCGTTCAGGGGCCGAGGCTATACATGCTTTATGCGTGATGGTCCCGGGGTTTAGACGCTTCCTGCGTCTATCCGAAGAGCGAGGTCTGACCTTCGCCGTGTTTCGTGGCAGGCAAAATCTCCCGCAAGAAGAGCTTTCCATGAGTTGCGACAGCAACGAACCGATCCGTATTGCGCCGATTGTCATTGGCAGTAAAGGAGTAGGGCTGTTTGCGGCGATTGCTGGCGTCGTGATGATTGCCGTGGGTCTTTACTCTGGTCAGTGGAATTTGGCCGCTGCGGGGGCCGGGCTACTTCTGGGTGGAATGGCAAACATGATGGCCCCTTCTCTCGGCAGCCTGCTCAATAAAGAAGACGACGGCAACAAATCCTCCTATGCATTTGGAGGTGCAGTCACCACAACTGCTCAAGGCAGGTGCAAGCCCTTGCTCTACGGCGAGCGAGACATCGGGGGGGCAGTCGGTTCGGCGGGTATATACGCGGAAGATCAGCAGTAAAGGACTACTAATGAACATTTCATCACAGACCCTAAATAGGGTGGTGGGCGCCAAAGGCGGCCAACCCAAGCCCTACCAACCTTACAAGGCTCCAGACAGCGCGTTGTCTATTGCTACCGCCAAGTTGCTGTATTTCCTCAGTGAAGGTCCCATCGTTGGCCCGGTCGATGGCAACCGGTCAGTTATGCTCGACGGCACGCCGCTGCTGTCGCCTGACGGGAGCGAGAACTTCCCTGGCAGCCGTTGGGATTTTCGCCCCGGCACAGTTGATCAGGAACACATTGCAGGATTTCCCGCAGTTGAGAATGAGATTACCCAGGGTTTTCCTGTCGAGCTCAAGTCAGACAACGCCTGGACCCGCGGCGTCAATGATCCACAACTCTCCGCTGTGCGTATTCGCCTGTCCTGGCCACAGATTTGGGAGCAGCGTAGCAATGGCGATCAGGTCGGTTATCAGATCGATTACGCAATTGATATGGCAGTCGATGGCGGCAGCTTTTTGCCATATATCACTGCGACTCTTAACGACAAGGGTACAAGCGAGTACGAGCGCAGCCACCGTATTGATCTGCCCATGGGATTCAGTTCGGTACTGATCCGGGTGAGGCGCCTGACCCCAAATCGCAACGACAGCAACTTTGCCGACGTGATGCGCATCAAGGGTATGACAGAGGTCATAGATGCCAAGCTGCGATACCCGAATCTGGCAGTCGGGGCGCTCCAGTTCGATGCATCTCAGTTCCAGAATATTCCCAAGTTCAGCGTGCGCGCTCGTGGCCGTATTATTCGTGTCCCGAGCAATTACGACCCTGAAAGCCGCGTCTATATCGGCAACTGGGATGGCACCTTCAACCAGGCATATTCCAATAATCCGGCCTGGATCTGGTATGACCTGGTCTTGCATCGCCGTTATGGTTTGGGTCGCAGAATCACCGCAGACATGGTTGACCGCTGGACGCTGTACGAGATTGGTCGCTATTGCGATGTGCTGGTCCCTGACGGCAAAGGCGGTGTTGAGCCACGTATGACTACCAACGTTTATATTCAGGATCAGACTGAGGGGTACGCCTTGCTGTCGGATCTGGCCAGCGTGTTCCATGGAAGCAGCAGTTGGAACGGCTCGATGGTCACCATGGTGGCCGATATTCCCGGCAGTGAAGATGGTTATGTCTTTACCCGCTCCAACGTTACTGGAGAGTTCGAATACAGCGCGGCTGCATGGCCGGATCGGCACACCCGGGCCAAGGTGACTTGGGACAACCCTGCCAACGACTTCAAGAGCGAGCAGGTCGCCGTCACCAATGACCAATTGATCGGCATTCTTGGTCATCGTCAATTGGATATATCTGCCTTCGGCTGTACGTCGGAAGGGCAGGCCATGCGCCACGGTATGTGGGCGCTAAAGTCAGAACAGTTCGAGAGCTGGTCAGTTTCCTTCGCGACAGGCATGGAGGGTCGCAATATTGAGCCGGGGCAGATCATCTGCGTGGCCGATGAGCTGTTCTCAGGGCGTCCGAATGGAGGGCGCATCGCCGCCGCCACAAAGCGGATCATCACCCTCGACATGGATGCGCCGGTAAAGCCCGAAGACCGTTTGATCCTCAACTTGCCCAGCGGTAAAGCTGAAGGGCGCATCGTCAAGTCAGTTGAGGGGCGTAGGGTCACGGTCATCGCTGCCTACTCCGAGCTACCTGAAGCCGAATGCAGTTGGTCGGTGGAAAGCGCTGACCTGACAGTGATGCGCTATCGCGTGCAGACCATCGAGCCGCAGGGCCTTCACCAGTACAAAATAACGGCCGTGCAGCATGAGCCGAAAAAGTACGACGCCATCGACCACGGTGCCCGGATAGAGCCACAACCTATAACCGTTATTCCGCCGGGAGTGATGGCGATACCCACTGGCATCGCCATTACATCCCGACACATGGTTTCCCAAGGCATTGCCATCACGACCATGCGTATCAGTTGGGCAGCGGTTGAGGGGGCAGTGGCCTACAACGTCGAATGGCGCAAAGACAGTGGCAATTGGATACGTCTACCCCGAACGGGCGCCTTGGGTGTTGACGTTGAAAACATCTATGCCGGCCGTTATGTGGTGCGCGTCAGTGCTGTAAATGTCATGGACGTGGCATCAATCTGGGGCACAAGCCAAGAGGTACAACTTGCAGGCAAAACCACGCCGCCGCCCGTGGTGTCTTTTTTGCGGGCCAGTAGCAAGATCTATGGCATCAATCTGGAGTGGGCATTCCCTGCCGGTGCCGAAGACACGCAGCGCACGGAGATCTGGCAGAGCCCGACGCCCAGACGAGAAGATGCCAAAAAACTCGCTGACTTTGCTTATCCCCAGGCACGGCATTCCATCGAAGGGCTGATGGCTGGAGCACGTTTCTTTTATTGGGCACGTTTGGTAGATCGCACCGGGAACATCGGTGGATGGTATCCGAAAGGGAATGGCGTAGATGGGCAATCCAGTACCGACCAGACAGATTATGAAGACTACTTCGCCGGTCGGATTAGCGAATCCGCCCTTGGCCAGCATCTCACTGACCGAATCAATCTGATCGATGGCCCAGCAGAACTGCCGGGTTCGGTGAACGGTCGACTGCAAAGTGTTTCCGGTGCAATCCAGGCCATCTCGGAAAAAGTCGAGGGCGTCTCTGCTCAGGTCAATCCACCGTTGGCCGGAGATGAGGGCGACAACGCTGGTTCCACCAGCTTCGTCGGCGTCTGGTCCGAACAGTCTGCGCGCATAGAAGACGGTATCGCCCTCGGCAAACGCGTCGAAAAGGTTCAGGTCTCTGTCGATGAAACCAACGCTGCGGTGCAGGAGGTAAGCCAGGCTGTCGTGGATCTTGAAGGCAAAGCTTCGGCGATGTGGTCGGTCAAGTTGCAAGTCAATCAGAAGGGGCAGTACGTCGCAGCGGGTATTGGGCTGGGAATTGAAAACACTGACGTCGGGCTGCAGGGTCAGTTTTTGGTAAGTGCAGATCGTTTCGCCGTTGTAAACAGCATGAGTGACGGCACGATCACTACCCCTTTTGTAGTAGAAAATGGTCAAACCTTTATTCGTCAGGCATTGATTGGAACTGGCTGGATCACCAACGCCATGATTGGCGAATACATTCAGTCCAAAGATTATGTAGCCGGTCAAAAAGGCTGGCGGCTAGATAAGTCTGGCTCTATGGAGTTCAACGGAGCTGTTCCAGGAGGAGGGCGGTTGAGGATTACTAATCAACAGGTTGCCGTCTATGACCATGCTGGGCGTTTAAGAGTCCGGATGGGGATGTGGTGATGGCTGCGGGATTACAAGTATTTGATGAAAAAGGCGCACTGATGGTGGACTTGGGTACCCGATTGGCCAGATTTCTGGGGAGTGTCAGTTCAGGGAGTCATTCAGGAGCAACCCATGTACCAGGGTTTAGTACTGGAACTCCGTTCTACGTTTCTATCTTAAATACTCCGGGTCAGCTTGGTACTGTTGCAGGTCCGAGGGTATGGGCGTCTGGAACTCATTTGCATTGGGAGTTCGATTCAGCTCTTTCGCAGAGTCCGGTTACTATCGTCTATGGAGTGTTTTGATGACCTCCGGAATTCAAATATTCAATGACGCGAATACTGTTCAGATTGATGACACCTACTCTAATTATCGGCTGACCGGGAAAACGGTACATACGTCTTCGCAGGGCTTGTACTCGCAAGGATCAGAGGTGGCTATAGCCGTGCATGGATTGAATTCGCTGGTAGCCATCCAGACCGAAGCAAGACACTGCCTAGCCTCGATAGCGAATGTAGCGCCGGGTAACTGGACCCTGACAATTGCACTCGATGCGTCGCCAGGGACTTTACTAACCTCCTATCAGTTTTCAGCTGCGCCTCCTGAGCCTACTCGTTGTGGTATGCAGATATTTGATGAACAAGGCGTTTTGAAATTTGATGCCGCTTCTCGATTTTTGCGTATTCAGAAAATATTAAGCGGGAACTATAGCCACATGTTTGGCGATCATGCCCTGCCGCACGGCAGGTCCTACGCAACTGTGTTTTCAAGTTGGGCGGGTACTTTTCAATCTTTTAGTAATTATCCTGCCTCGGGTGGATATCCTAGTATTCATAATTACTACGGTGCACCCGGAGTTTTTATTAGGGGCTCTACACTGCAAATAACCTATTACCAAAACTACATGTTCGCCGAATTTCCCTGGTTTGGTGGCCCCAATGCAATGCCGCCTCCTGCTGGTCGGACCTATCCTGACTTTATGCTCATGATTGCGGATGTAACGGGGTACTGATTTTTAACTATTAACTTATTGTTGAGCGAGTTGCTCGCTGGGAGGAATGATGACGCAAAAAATTATCGAGTTGGGTCAGCTGCCTAGTGGTGTTGGCGGCGACACCAACCGCAGTGCAAATGTGAAGTGTAATGAGAATTTCGCAGAGCTGTATGAGAGTTTTGCCGAGCTGTCTGAGAATAAGGCGCTGAGTGGAGCCAATCGCGATATCACGTCTTTATCTGGGCTAAGTACACCGCTAAGTGTTCGACAGGGTGGGACTGGGGGAGCGACGGCTTTCCATGCAAGAGCTAATATTGGCTTGGGCACGCAAGATGTATTGCATATAGGGCCCATAGAGATATCTGCACCTAGGCCCTATATAGATTTTCATTATGAAAACAAACAGACAGATTACGATGTACGCTTGCACAACTCAGCGCCGGGTACGCTGGACGCGATTGTAGCTGATGGCAATAAACTTAAAGTCAATGGTGCAACAGTTTGGAATGATACTAACGGTCACGTGAAGGTTGCCTCTCTGGGTGTTGGTGCAATAGGGACTTATGGATTTTTTCTTGTAAATACTTCTATGACTCCAGGTACGACTATACAAGGCGGAAATATGCAATATGCTTTCGTGGCGGGGAATGGACAAGTTAGTCCGACTGGGACGTGGCGATGCATGGGGGATACCGTGGCAGGTGGAAGAACACTATTTCAGAGGATTTTATGAAGATGAATATCAGGGCGCATTCGCCAATTTGGGGAGACGCCGATCGGACCACCATAAATTTAATGGTCGCTGTTGACTGTTTACCCGAGCAAGTTAGTTTTACCGCCGCGCCATACGACCTTGAGGTTCACGGGCGTGAATTGTACGAACGGGCTGTCAATGGAGAGTTTGGCAAAATTTCTGAGTATGTGGTCCCAATAAAAACTCCTATCCAGTTAGCCACGATTGAAGATCAGTGGCGCGTCGCGGAGTTGGATTTGATTGCTGATCAGTTGATGGCGTTGGAAGATGGTGATCCAGCGGCCATGTCTATCACTGAACAAAAATGGCGTGAATATCGTACCGCTGTAAGGGGGTGGAAGGAGGGCGCAAATTTTTTCCCTGATATAGCGAATAGACCGGTTAGACCGCACTAGCGAGGTCATAACAAGCGGCTGTAAAGAAAACGGAAGGGGAACGCACATCTGAACCGTAACGCTTAGATAGTCGGGCTTTTTGCGAGCCCGACTCTAGTGATACCAAAGTGATTAGGGCTTCCTGAATGCCCTGACTGGAATCAGCTCGACATGAGCAAAGTCAACCTCGCTGTGCTTCACGAAATAACTACTCCCGTGTTTTTCATAGGGGCGGCCGGAGTTGATTTCAGCAGGAGCCATCGGGTTGAAGAATTTATCGTGATGATAAACCGGCGTTCCCCTGGGGGTTGTATGCATGACGAAGCTGAATCTGCTTTTGCTGATGTCTTTTATCGCACCTCCACCATGTGGCAGTTGTGGGTGCCAGATAACAGTGTCCCCTGCTTCCACGGATAGTTGTTCTTTGTTGATACCGGCTTCAGCGCAGAGTCGTTGAACTTCATTTTGAAAGCCATCCCACAGAAGTGCGGAACTGCTTGGGACCGCATTCAGGCTTTTGAAATGAGCAAGGGCAATTGCTTCACGGTCAGGTTCGGGAATGTTGTGGCCTCCGCGCATCACCTCCAAAGCCCCGTTTTGCTCGTTTGCATCCTCGAGTGCTACCCATACGCCTAGATAATACATCTCGGGCTTTGTCGAGAAGTAAGGCGTATCGCGATGAATAGGTTGCGCCGAACCACGCTCGTAGAATAACGATGTATAGAGGCTTGGCGCACTTCCAAACATGGCCTCCTGAACGTCGTAAGCAACTCTATTTTTGTCAAATAAGTCAATTAGTTCGGGAAAGGCTGCATGCAAGTTTACGATGCGAGGATAATGCCCATCCTTGTCGAGAAATTTAGCGAATTTGTCATTGTTCAGGTGCGCGAATGTCTTGAAGTTCTCGATGACCGAAGCGCATTTTTCTTTGGGTATCGACCCTTTGATGACGGTGAAACCATCGCGTACCAGTTCTGCCACGTAAGGCCTGATATGGTTTGGTAGGGTCTGAAGTCGATGGTGTGATTGAGTGGGGTTCAGAAACCAAGGTGTTGAATGCCTAACTGGATTTTCAAATATCATCCATTTCATTCCATTTGTCGGTACATATTTATATTTTGTGTTTCATGAGGCAGCATCGCTCGAAGCGCGCGTAAGTATCAGTCAACTTCTTCAACTATTCACGTGTGTGATGTGAGAATTTGTATCTGAATACAACGACTAAGTAGGGGCGCATATTTCGGTTTCGGATTTTTTTTGTAGGAGGTTTCTGAAGTTGGTGTCAGATTATTGCTAGGGTTATGCCCTCATATAGAAACTTAAAAAACAATGGCAAAATTTATTGTATGAAGTTAATGGAAAAGTTATGCCAATATCCAGCAATTGTGATTGGAATCGTGTAAAACGCGAGGCCACGGCCAATGCTCTTGTTACTCAAGATCCCGAATCGCCCTACAACCCTAACGATGCGGAAGCAGTCGACGCATTTTGGGATCAAGCATTCATTCGCCGTCAGGACGAGGTAGGTACGCAAAGCGCGCCTGTTGCAAGATAATCATCCACCGCATCACGAAATGCTTGAGACAGCTCAGCGGCAATCTGGCCTTCATAGCTTACCAGTGCCGAGATGAACTGAAGCTTCCCGAACAGGCAGTTGTCCTCAGAGCTGGCTTCGATTGAGCCTTGGAAACCTCTGTGCTCCAGCAATTTACTCATTTGCAAACCGCCTCTTCCCTTCACTTGCAGCAGGCTATTCAATCTGGGGTCAGCCATCAATACTCCGACAAATCCGCCAACGGGTGCCGTCCCTCCCACGCCTTACTAAAGTGCGCATCGATCACCGCCAGCGGAATGCTTGCCACGTCCGGCCAGTGCCAATGCGGCTGGTTGTCCTTGTCGATCAGCCGGGCGCGGACGCCTTCGCTGAATTCCGGGTGACGGCAGCAGTTAAGGCTCATGGCGAATTCCATTTGCAGGGCCTCGGCCAGTGACATGTGGCGGGCGCGGTGCAGCTGTTCCCACACCAAGTGGGCGGTCAACGGGCAGCCGGACACCATTGTCTTTGCTGCTCGGGCGAGCAGGGCGTCGTCGTTGTGTTGCAGATG